AGCGTGACGCTCTCGCCGCCTGCGGTGTAGGGATTGGTGAATGAGCCGGTGAACCGGATCGTTTTCACGCCGTCGCCGGCGTTGCCTTGGTACTGATCGTCGATGACTGTGAGTGTCAGGGTCATGTTGCTCTCCTAGACGCGGCTCTCCGCGCCCTTCGATTTGTGTGCTGATGCTGCTGGTGCGACCGGCTCGAGCGCGTCGCGGATGGACGCGTGCAAGTCGATCACCTCTTTCGATGCGGTGGGCAGCGTCGCCTCGACCTTCAGCCATTCCCATTCGACGACCGTTCCTCGTCGGTTGCCCTTCGAGCGGTTGTCCTTCATCGGCCATCCGGAGGCCACGAGGACCTTCCGCGCTTCGAGATGCGACAGCGTCGCGTCTTTGCCGAGCGGAACGTCCTTGGTGACCTTGCGGGTATGGTTGGTGCCGGGAACGACTTCGGTAAACTGGCGACGGATCTTGATCTGCCCATTCGGGTCGTATGCGACGGTCGAGCCGTCGTTCTTGATTGCGACGAGACGAACCGGCCGGCTGGTAACGAGCTCGTCCTCGCGGAGGACAACCTCGGCGACGGTCGGCTTCCCCGAATCCACGACCACACCGTCCATGCACTCGAGGCCGAGCGTTCGAAACGGCTCGTCCTCCATGAGCAAGTTCGTGATGAAGAACTTGCCCGTGGCAATGAGACCCATGAGCCACGTTCGGCAAGCGTTTCGACGCTTCTCGTCCGTGGGCTGGTTCTTGACGGTGGGATCGAACATTCGGGGTCGCCTTTCTAGGCGGAGAAGCCGGTGAGCTTGAACGCCTTCATGCGGTTGCGGGTCGTGAGACCACCGGCCCAGGTCATGAGCCAGCGATCCGAGTCGTCGTTCTTGGCGAGCGGCACGACGTTCAGCGGGCGCTGCGTCGCGATCTCGATCTGCTCGCGCTCGACGCCCATCCAAATGCTGTTCGTGAGGTCGCGCAGCGGGATGACCGGGATGCCACCGACGGCCATGTTGGTGTAGTCGCCGAGATTCATCACGTAGCCGCCAGCGCTCACCAGCGTGCGGACGCTGTTGCTGGTCTGGCCCGGATTCCCGAAGACGCCCTTGGCCTTCATCATCTGCTTGTGCGACGTGAGGATCAGGTTGATGTTCGCGGCGTACTCGGGATCGCGAACGTTCTGCAGCGCGGTGTCGATGTCCGCGACCGCGATCGTGGTGCTCGACGTGTTCTCGTACGCCGCCCACCACGTGTAGGTGTTCGGGTCGATGCCGGCGAGCGTGCCCGCGCTGTCGACGATGCCCTGGATGCCGACGGGAGCCGTGACGCCCGTGCCGAGCATGTCGGTGGTGATCAGGTCGACGAGATCCTTCGTCGCGTATGTGAATTCCTTCTCGGCCTGGTCGAAGAAGACGGCCGTCTGATTGCCGCCCTGCGTCTGATCGTAGACGTGGCCGGTGATCGAGATCGTCGCCCGGTAGTGCTTCTCCGGGAAGTTCGCGGTGAGGTAGCTCTGCGAGCCGGCCACACCGAGGGCGTCGCCTTCGGCGTAGGTGCTGACGCTCGAGTTGCCACCGTAGTGGATCTTGTAGTTCTTCGTGGCGCCGCCTTCCCAGCCCGCGGGGGCGAAGAGCGGCATGAGCTCGTTGTTTCGGAAGAGCGCTTCGGACAAGCCGGCTGCGGCCGTGGTCCGAAGTGCTGCGGTGAGTGCTGCTGTGGCCGTACCTGCCATGATCCGTGCTCCCGACTACATCCCCTCGACCTGGCGCTTGCCCTCGAAGATTTCGAGTGCGGCGCGCGCGAGATCGCCTGGTTTGTAGACTTCTGACTTTCCGTTACCGGCTGTGCCGGCGTTGCTTGCGCCGGCGGCGGCGCCGCTGCTGTGCTCGCCCTTGGGCGGGACCTTTCCGGTGCCCGTGCCAGGTTTGAACTCTGCAGCGCGGAGATGCGGCTTTGCCTCGAGGAACTTGTCGATGTACGCGCCGAGGTCGGTACCATCCGGTGCGGCCGCGGTACCGTCCTCCGCAAGCACGAGCCGCGATGACAGATGGACCTGCATGTCCTCTGGGTCGCGGAACTTCGTCGCATGCGGTGACAGCGCTTTGGCGCGCAGCGTCTGATCCTTGAATCCCGACAGCTCGCTGATGGTCTTTTCAGACTCCCTCAGCTTGCTTTCGAGCTTCTTCTGCGCGGCGGTGAGTACTTCGACTTCCCCTTTCGCCTTCTTCGACGTCGCCAGGCGCGTCTTGACCTCGCCGAGATCTTCATCGTCGTCGAGCTCCAGACTCGCCAGGACATCGGCGCGCGCTTTCGCCGCCGTCTCCTTGGTTGCCTTCTCCACCCGCTTTTTGACTTCCTGATCGAGCAAATGCAGGTACTCACCCTTGGTCTTGAAAACGACCTCGGGCTTGTCCTTTTCTTCGGTGGGATCCGGCTTGGCGTCGTCTTTTTCGGGCATCGCTTCTCTCCAGCCCACTCTTCGGCGTGGGTTGCCGTCGCCTGATTGCGGCTCAGGTAGCCGTCGCCGGATTTAGGCCCCGGTAGCCTTCGCCTGGATTGGCCGCCCAGGTTGCGGTTTTTGCGTCCCTTGTTCCTGTGGTGCGGGCTTGTCAAGACCCTTGGCGCCGGGGGGCGTCGCGCCGTCACTACCAGCCAACGACTCGGGGGCGTCTGATATGGCGAGCGCGGCGGCCTGCGTGGCTTCGCGCACCATCGCGTCGTTTGCGCCCTTGGCCTTGATGGCATCGAGAAGCGTTTGAACTTCCTCGGATGGCAGTGAATCGCTCCACCGTCGGCGCACGAGGTCGGAGATCAACTGCACATCCACCTCGGCTGGCAGCCCGAGCTTTTGGAACGCGAGCGCTTCGTCGAGGTCGGCCTTGAAGCTGCGCACGTCGAAATCGCGCGGGTAGACGATTCGGATCTTCGCGGCCTTCGTGTCCTTGGTGGAGTAGGACAGCACGAGCTCGGCGATGCGCCGCTCGGCGTCCTGGCCGGCCTGCGCGATGTCGGCGAGCAGCGATTTCTTGTCGTCGCTTTCGAGCTCGAGCGCGGCGGCGCTGGACTTCTGCTTGCTGCCCTCGCTCTGCCCGCGGCCGACCCCGATCACGCTCTTGGCCTGCTCGAGCTCGGAGCCGATGAGCATCATCAGCACTTCGAGCTGCTTCGCGTCGGGCGAGATGTACTCAGGCTTTGCGCTCGAGGCGCCAGGGTCGTAGCCGAACGCCGTGTTGGTCCCGATCTGGGTGGCGTCGAGCGACTTCGACGGATCCGGGATGATGAGCCACGAGAACGTCTGCTTGTAGGCGATCTCGTCGGCCAGCGAGCAGTGGTTGAAGATGCTGTTTCCGATCTTGGCGATGTCGCCGACCAGAGACACGCCGTGCGGAAAATCGCTTTCGGTGTCCTGCTGCGCGTACACCGGCTCCCACGGCACGCGACCGATCGTGATCGGCCGACGCGCGACCTCCTGGTAGCCCTGCGCAACGTTGGCCGGCCCGCGCGTCGACTCGTAAACGACGTACTCGATCATCTCGGTCTTCGTCCAGATGCGATAACGGCTCTCGGCCTCGAATGGCTCGTCCCATCGCCGTTTTTTCTCGGTGGCGACGTACTGTTTCAGCCATTCGATCTCGCCGTCGTCGTCGGCTTGCCAATCGACGACGTCCTGCGGGCTCACGCCGTAGACGTAGGGCTTGCCGTCGGCATCCTCGTCGTTCGGATCGTCGTTGATGTCCGCGACGACCCACCACATCCCGGCCCAATTGGCCTTGCGCAAGATGTCGCGCATGAACGCCTCCATCGAACAGAGGCGGTCCTCGTCGGTGGCCTCCCAGAAGTCTTTGAGCACCTTCGGGCCGTCGCGCGTAACGCCCGACTTCATGGCGTGCGACACGAGCGAATTGACGACGGGCTTGACGATGTTGAAGTAGCGCGCGCGTCGGTTGCGGTTGTAGTACTCCCAGGCTTTCTCGCGGCTGTGCCGATGCAGCATCGAACGAAACGCGGTGACCGACAGCTCGAGCTGCTGCTGTTGCGTCGCCAGCGTGGTGAGGGTGCCATCGCTGTTGCGGCTCAGGATCGGCTCAGTGAACTCGACTGAATACCTCACCGGCTCGAGGTATGACTGGCCCCCCTCGTAGCTGATGCGCAGGAACTCCCACCACTTGTCGCGGCGGTTGTAGAGGGGGTGACGCTTCGCGATCCAACCCGCACCGGCCGTGTTGATGGTCGTGGCTACGGAGGCGGCGCCTGCTACGGACACGAGGGCGTCCCTTGTTCCCAGCCGGGGCCGGTGTCAAGGGTCAGTTGGACGTGGGGCGGCGGGTGTACTTCAGCAGGGTGGCGACGCGCTTGGCGTGGGCGAGGGTCGCGGGGTCGAGGTTGTCGCCGTAGGTGCGGCGGTCGTCGCGGATCTCACGGATGCGGCGCTGGAGCGCCCGGGTGCCCGGGATCACGCGCTTCGGTGGTTTCTTGGGCATGGGTGCGCTACGCGCGGTCGGCTAATCGTAGAGATTTCCGTGTCTCGCGCGCGCTCGCCGGAACTATCGCCCTAGCTGGTCTTGCTACCTGCAGCGTAGGCTTCGACTCGCGCGCTATAAGACATACCGGCTGCCCCTCGACTTCCGCGATGCGCACAGTCCAGCGTGGGCGGCGTCCTCCCGACGAGCCCGCGTAGCCTGTACCCCACGAGCGTGACCGCAGCACGCGCTCGCGACAGAAGCCTTGGTTATGATGACCGGCACGCGATCGGGTCCCGTGCCACGGGCGCACGGCGAGCGCAAGGGCGATGTCAGCCGTCGTCGCTGACCAGGTCCGAATAGCGCAGGTACGGCGGGCGTGGCTCAGGGCGCCCAGGAGCTCTGAGAACGGGCAACCCGTCGAAGCGCGCGGCTATCTCCTGCGGCGTGGCATCGCCGGGTAGGTCGAGCATCCGCAGCATGTGGAAGCGCTCAACCGCGGCGTTGAATTCGGCCTCAACGCGGCGTGCTTCCCACACATCCTCTTGGCACTCCGGACATCGGAGTCGCTCCATCGTCCTGTCGAGCGAAGCGCGGAGGTCGTCGGCCGTCGGCGGCGGGCCCACGGTGTTGCTCCACGTCGAATCGCCGAGCAACAGCGGTTCCACCGGCGGGTTGTGCTTCTCGCAAGCCATACCGGCGAGTCTACAGCGCCCGCATCACCGGCGGCTTGATCGAGTAGCTGATGGCGTAACGCACCGCCGAAAGCGCGTGGTCGCTCTGGTTCGGCGCCGGCGATTCGATCCAGTGGCCGCCCGGCGTCTGAGCCCACCGGTAGTTGCGCAGCTCGCGCAGGAAGTTAGGGCACCTCGGCTTGACCACGTGGAGCATGCCGCGATGAATCAGGCTCGCCTGCGTCCTGATGCCCGAGAGGATGGACCTGGCGTGCTCGTCGAACTTGCCTGAGCCGATGTTGCGGTGCCCGACGGCCCGCATGCCGGCGCGGGTGAAGCGACGCAGGTTGTCGGGCTCGGCCGGGTCGCACACCCACTCGTTGAAGCGGTGGCGGGCCTGCAGCTTGAGCCCCTCGGGCACCCAGTAATCCTCAACGAGCTCGGAGCGCTCGTAGACCTCGTCGAACACCCAGACGTGTCCGCTCTCGGTGATGCCGATCA